CGTCGATGCCGTCTGCTTCTGATCCTGCCCGTGGTGAGTCTGCAACGTTAGTGGTTGTGGATGAGTGGGCGTTTTTGCCGAACCCTGAGGAGGCGTGGGCGTCTATTGAGCCTGTTGCCGATGTGGGTGGCCGCATTATTGGTTTGTCTACAGCGAATGGGTCTGGCAACTTTTTTCACGAGTTGTGGGTTAATGCTCAGACGGGTTCCAACAAGTTTGAGTCAATGTTTTTTCCGTGGTCTGCTACGGGGGACCGTAATGAGGATTGGTATGCGGATAAGCAGGCTTCGATGTTGCCGTGGCAGTTGGCTCAGGAGTATCCGTCTACGCCGGAGGAGGCGTTTGTCAAGTCTGGTAACCCGGTGTTTGACTTGGATGTGTTGGAGGAGATGTCTGCGAGGATACGTCCCGGCATGTTAGGGTTTTTGCAAGAGTTGACGCCTAGAGTTGTGGAGTTTAAACGCGATGCTCACAGTTTGGCTTGAGCCTGTTCCGAACCATGTGTATTGCATGGGGGTTGATACGGCGGAGGGTTTGATACACGGCGATTATTCGTGTGTGCAGGTGTTGGATGTGCGCACTGGGGAGCAGTGCGCTGTATGGCATGGACATATTCCGCCGGATACACTCGCTCACGAAATCTATATGTTGGGTTTGTGGTATCGGGATGCGTTGTGTTGCGTGGAGTCAAACAATCATGGTTTGACGACTATTACACAGTTGCGTCATTTGGGGTATCCGAATCTGTTTAGGAAGCGGACGTTGAATCAGGCGACGACGAGGGTGTCGCAGGAGTTTGGCTGGAAGACGACGAGGACTACGAAGCCGTTGTTGATTGACGATTTGGGTATGGCGTTGCGTGGTGGCGAATTAGACATTTTTGATCGTTACACGATGGCGGAATTACGCACCTATGTACGTTCTTCGCGGGGGTCGATGAATGGTTCCCCGCATGATGACCGGGTGATGGCGTTGGCGTTGGCGAATGAGATGCGCCAGTATGCGTTTATGCCCGAATATGCGCCTGCGGCGGACGATTATTGGACGGTGGACTGGTTTGCACGAATGATTATGAAGGACGACCGGGGCGAAAAAGCGTTGCAGATTGGGGCTTCGACTGTGCGTGGGACAGTCTAATCATAGTATATAGGTACCTATTAGGAGGTTTTTGATGGCTAGGAACGTTGCACACACGAGTGCTTCGACAACGGTCGATGGTTCGACTGGCAAAAATAACCGGATGGAACGCGGCGATTCCGTAGTTGCAAATCCGGTTTGGAAGCCGGGTGGCATGAATTCGCCCAAGCAGCGGTTTGATGACCCGAAGTATGCGAGCCAGACTGGTGGCTACGGTGAAATCACTGATCGTGAAACACCGTTCAATCAGCATGGGATCACCGGCAAGGTTGAGCCTAATGTTCATCCGCAGCCTCGTTTGCGCGGCCATAACGCCGGTTAACGGTGCCGGTCCTTGCACCGGACGCCACGTATGACGAATTCCGTGAGTACACGGTTCGTCTTCGTGGAGCGTTACCGGACGTAGAATTACGGGATTTGTGGTCGTGGCGTCAAAAACTGCTTGGCGTGCGATTCGACATTGGTCGGGGTTACCAATCTCAGTTGCCGCCCGACGAGCAGAATCTGACGAACAACGAACGCGAAGCGAAAGTGTACGCGGAGGCAAAGTCTCAGGGGCGAAGTATAGAAAAGTTGCCCGAACGAAGCCCGCATTGGATTTGATGGATGCCACGAAAAACTCGCGCTGAACAGTTAGAGGTCATTAACCGGCGCCTTGACGCGTCGATGCGGTGGCGTGAGGATTTAGGCTACGACCACTTGTGGCGGCGTTTGTTGGACTTGTACCGAGGGAAACATTGGCCTTCGACTACGGCAATGAACGAGGATTTGATCGCTGTCAATCTAGCGTTTTCGACAGTGAACGTTATCGCCCCATCGGTGTCGGTTAACCATCCGAAGATTACTGTTTCTCCGAATCAGCAGGAGGACGAGACGCGTGCCGTGTTCGTTGAGGCTGTCATCAACCATTTGTGGCGGCATTACGACTTTAGGTCCCCGTTCAAACGGGCGGTGAAAGACTTTCTCATCTTTGGTCATGGCTGGATCAAGGTCGGATGGAAGTTCGTTGAACAAGACAGAACGCTGTCTGACCCGGAACGTGACGTTATGGCTCAGGAAGCGATGGTTGAGGCAGACGTTTTCGCTATGGAAAACCCTGACCTTGCTGGTGGGCTGCCTACCGATAGCGAGATTATAGCGGGTGTACCACATTCTGAAATGGCTGTCGTGGAAGATCGTCCGTTTGCGGAACGGGTGTCCCCGTTTGACGTGATCGTTGACCCGGAAGCAACCTGCATGGAAGACATCCAGTGGATTGCGCAACGTATTGTGCGCCCGTTGGAGGATGTGCAACAGGATAAACGGTTCAAGCCGTCGGTGCGGAGGCGTTTGGAAGCAGACTCGTATGTGGACCCGATGCGTCCCGATTCGTACGCTAACAACCCGGATGAGTATTTGGGGGACGAAGAACGTGTAGTCATCTACGAATACTATGACATTCCCAATAACACAATGTCGGTGTGCACCAAGGAGGGTGACGAGTTCTTGTTGGACCCGGTGCCGATGCCGTACGCATATGGTCAACCGTTTGTGATGCTGCGCAACTACGACATTCCCGACTATTTCTACCCGATGGGCGACTTGGAAGCGATTGAGTCGTTGCAGGAAGAGTTGGATAAGACTCGTTCCCAAATGATGAATGCCCGTAAACGGTATGCCCGCAAATATTTGTACCATGAGCGGTCGTTTGGGCCTGCGGGGCGTGAAGCGTTGGAATCAGACGACGATGGCCGGTTGGTGCCGGTTGTGGACGAGAACAAGCCTCTATCCGAGGTTGTAGTCCCCATGCCGCAGATTCCGCTGTCGCCCGAAATATATAACATGTCTGCAATCATTGAGGAAGACATCAGCATGGTGTCTGGTGTCAACGAATATGCACGGGGGCAGATGCCTGAGATTCGTCGCACAGCGACGGAAGCATCCATTATCGCTGATGCAGCGAATGCGCGTGCAGCGGACAAACTGGCAATTATCGAAATGTCGATTACACAGATTGCTCGCCGGGTGTTGCAAGTGTTGCAACAGTACATGACTGGTGAGCAGATGGCAAGAGTTGCTGCACCGGGTGGCGATTCGTTGTTTGTACCGTTTAGCCGAGATGACATTGTGGGTGAATATGATTTCGCGGTGGAGGGTGGTTCTACCCAGCCGATGAATGACACGATTCGGAAACAGCAGGCTGTGTCGTTGCTGAACGCGTTGGGTCCGCTGGTCGGAACCGTTATTGATCCGTTTGCGTTAGCGAAGCATGTGTTGCAGCAAGGCTTCGGTATCAAGAATCCTGACAAGTTTCTTATGCAGCCACCCCCGCAGGGTGCACCGGGACCGGAAGGGGCGGCACCGCCGCCCCCGCAGGTTCCCATGTTGCCACCGGGACAAGTGGGTGCAGGACCGGAAGGGGCGTTTGCCCCGACGGGCGGTGTGCCGCCAGAGTTGTTGGCACAACTACAAGGCCAGATGGGTTTTGATCTCACAAATTTTTGAGTGGGACAAACTCCACCATGGTATAGGAGCAACCAATTTTAACGGACTCCAAAGGAGAAAATAAAATGGCAGAAGATGTGTTGGAATCCACGGAAGTGGACAATCCTGAGTCTTCGGTGGAGGTTTCTGAGGAACCTGTTGATGAGTCGTACACTGTGACGGTGGACGGGGACAATCAAGAGGTCAGTCTACAGGAACTTCGGGACGGATATCAGCGACAGTCGGATTACACCCGTAAGACGCAGGAGTTGGCATCCGAACGTAAACGGTTACAGCAGGCTGAGGCTATTGCGTCCGCGTTGGAAAGTGATCCAGCGGGGACGTTGAAGGCTCTCGGAGACGCATTCGGGGTACAAGCACCAGTGGTGGAACAATCGGACGATATGGACGATTGGGATACTGATGGAGCCACCAAGAAGCGGCTCAATGAGTTGGAGGCTAAGGTTGCGCAACAGGATCGTTTGCGTAGAAAACAGGTTGTTGAAAAGCAGGTTGACGATTTAAAGAAGCGATACGGCGACTTTGACGGTCAAGAACTGTTACAGCACGCGATGTCCCACAAGATAGGCAACTTGGAGGCCGCATTGACACATATGCGGTACGACGAGGTTGCAGGCAGGGCGTCCAAGTTGGAGCAGGAACAGGATCGTTTGGAGGCGAAGCGTGATGCTGCTGTTGTGGAGTCGGGTGGTTCTCGGCAAAGCGGTGCAGTGTCTGACAAGTCCCCTCCTGAGAAGGTGTCGTCGCTTCGTGAAGCGTTCAACCTTGCCAAGAAGCAACATACGTAAACTATTATGGAGGTAAGAATTTATGGCTGCTGGTAACAGCAACTTTGATGAGATTCTTTCCACTACTTTAAAGAATTACGTCCCGAGACTCACTGACAACATCTTCACCGCTAGGCCATTGTTCTATGCGTTGACGAACGGTCAGACGATTCGGCGTATTTCGGGTGGTGCAAAGATTGTGGTTCCAGTGATTTATGGAACCAATAGCACGGCTGGATCGTACAGCGGCACGGACACTATTTCCACGACTGCTCAGACTGGCATTTCTGCCGCTGAGTATGACTGGAAGCAGTATGCGGCCACTGTGACGATTAGCGGTATCGAAGAAGCGAAGAACAACGGTGAGGCTCAGATTATTGACCTGCTGGAAGGCAAGATTTTCCAGACGCAGGAAACAATCATTGAGAACATGAACACCATGTTTTTCGGCAACGGTACTGGAAACAGCAGCAAGGACATGGAGGGGCTTTCGTCTCTGGTCGGTTCCACGGGTTCCCCCGGTGGCATTGATGCTACCGATGCGGACAACTCGTGGTGGAGGTCTGCGGTCACCAATCAAGGCAGCGCAGCAATTACTGTTGCGTCGATGGCGACCCTGTATAACAACTGTTCAGTTGGTAATGACCAGCCGACCATTGCTATCACAGGCCAAAACCAGTACGAAGCCTATGAGGCTCTGCTGGACCAGAACATCCGCTACACCGATACTGAGGTAGCAGATGCAGGTTTCCAGAACCTCATGTTCAAGGGCTGTCCTGTAACATTTGACGGTACGTTGGCTGGTGAAGGAAAGTTTTATTTCCTGAACACCAAGTACCTTCAGTTGGTTGCACACAGCGACGTTTGGTTCAAGCCGACGCCGTTCGTGCGCCCAACCGATCAGGATTCGGTTTTCTCGCAACTTCTCTGTTACGGAGAGTTCACGACGAGTAACCGTGCCCGTCAGGGCTTCATGTACGGGATTACCCCGGCATAGCCCAATAAACATATGTGGAAGGTGGGGGTCGCTTCGGTGGCCCCCACCCAACGCACTTAGGAGGATTGGCAGAATGCGTACTCGTTCGGCGGCATACAAGTCTGGGATGCGCCCCTATGGGCAACCAGCGACCGGTTTTCGGAACGCTACTCCGCGTCCGCAAACAGTTGGATACAGCCGTGATGTAACGCAGGTGGCTAACACCAGCACACACACTATTCAGCCTGTTGAGGCGAAGCCAACTTTGTGCGCAGCGACGAAAAAGAACGGTGAGCCTTGCAAGGGTCGCCCCGTTGGAGACAGCGAACACTGCTCGTTTCATAGAGTATAGGGGGGCGTGTGCAATTAAGCGAAATGCGGGACTACATCCGCAACGTTGTAGACATCGACACGACGGATATAGCGGACACGACCCTGAACACGTTCCTGAGGGAAGGCTATGATGCCGTAGTCTACTCCGAAAAGCGTTGGCCCTTTTACGAGGTAAACACAACGTTCACTACCGTGGCGTCTCAGAAGGATTATACGTTAGCAGAGGTCGGAGTAAATATTACTGTCGATATTGATTCTGTGACAGGTTTAACTCCGGGGTTTCGTGAAGTTAATCATTTGATGACAGACAATCATGTGTTGGAGTATTTGGGGAGGGACGATGGGGACCTTGTTTACCCGTTGGATTCCAACACGACAGGTGCCCCGTGGTACTGGTCAGAATGGGGAGATTCTTTCCGGTTGTATCCGACGCCCTCGGCGGGGACAACGATATATGCTCGTGGTTACCGTAACGCTATTGAGTTTGGTGGCAATACCGCTATTTATCGTGCTGCCATTGCGAACACAGATACTCCTGATTTGCCAGACCCCTTTGACAATGTTTTAAGCCTGTACGGCATTTATCGTGCCTATCAGCAGCAGGAAGACTCAGGGATGGCGCAACAGTACTATGTTGCGTTTGTGGGTGAACTGGACAATTTGACTGCACGATACAAGAGTACACCCGCGCCGCAGCCGGTGGTGTTGAATAGTCGCCGCGCTAGCCGGTGGCTGAGTCAGGCAATTTTGCCTAACCGTCTTCGTTATTCTTGGGAGTAGCGTTGAGCCTCGCTACCGCTATTCCCCCTGTTGCTGGCGCCGAAGACTATCGGTATGAGGAATTACCCGACTTTCGTGGCGGGTTAAACCTGCGTGCTGACCAGTTCAACCTTGCATACAACGAATCTCCTGCGATGCTCAACATCACTGTTGATCCGCGGGGCGGCGCGGAGCGCCGCGACAGCATAGACGCCCTGAACGGCACGGCATTGCCCAACAGCATCATTGCGTTGGGGAGTCACAGCGAAACGCCTGTCGGCGGCGGTGCAGACCAGATTCTCGCAGCGTGCCTTAGCAGCGGCGGTTCTACTGTGGAATTGCATTACAGTACCGGCGGCAACTTTGCCGACATGGAACTCTCCAGTACAACGGCAACGTTGACGGGAACAACGGCACCGTTCTTTGTGACGTTCAACGATTTCACCTATATTGGCAACGGTGCCCTGTTCTCAACATCGTACAGTACGGTTAAGTGGAGTGGCGCAAACGACATTACACGTTTGACCCCTGACATTGACGGTTCAGACGGCCATTTCCCCACTGCACGCTACGCGACAACATGGGGTGAACGAATCTGGGTCGCCTACACGGTGGAGAGCAGCACAACGTATGCGAACCGGGTCAGGTTCTCTAAAATTAATGATGCAGAGAATTGGACAGCGACAGACTATATTGACATCGACATTGGTGAACACGGTGACCGTATAACAGGCATTGTGGCTGATGGTGACCGTTTGCTCGTTTTTAAACAGAACGCAGTCTATGCGGTGTACGGATTTTCTGCCGACGACTACCAAGTTCAGAATCTGACACGGGTTATTGGCTCCATCGACGGATGTCTACCGGTGTCCACCCCGCATGGCGTGTTTGTGTGGTATGCCCGCGACGGTTTGTTTCTGTTGACCCGTGACAGCGTGGCAGACGTTTTCACACGTTTGCGTCCCGCTATTGGTTTGTCTGCGTTGACGTTTACTACACAACCGTCGATGATGTGGTTTGATGAACGACTGTGGCTGTCTGTAGACTACCAGTCGGGTGAAGGTGCTGCCGGTGGTGCGCAAACAAACCGGCGCAACGTGTTTGTTTGGGACCCGTCTTTGGGTCAGGCCGGGGCATGGACCCGATACGACATTAACGCCCGGACACTGTTTTCGTATCGTCCTCCGGGGGGTACACATTTGGCGTTGGGCGTAACATCAGATTGGAACGGTACAGCAGCGTTTACACGGGTGTCGAAGTTTGAACAAGAAGCAGACGCCGACGACTACGGGGGTGCTGCCGCTTACGCTGAGAGTGGCACCGCGTACTCTTCAGGAGATTATGTTTCCAACGATGGCGGCTTTTTTAAAGCCAATACTTCTATTAGTGCCCCTGCGGGAGATTTTGACCCATCCAAGTGGGACAATGTTGGGGAAATCTTTTCCCACTATCAGACACGCTGGTTGTCAGGGAACCGTCCCACGTTTCCAAAAAGGTGGGGGAAGACACGGACAGTCATGTTGGCAGAAAACACTGTCACTATCGACTACACCGTTTACAAGGACTACAGTCTCGCTTCGGGAACAATCATTGATTCCAAAACGATTGTAGGCGAAGGGTCCACTTCTGTATGGGGTACAGCCACATGGGTAAACGACGCCGGTACCGACGGCAACGGTGTATGGTCGTCTGAGGGGCTGTCTAAGGTTTACAAATTTTTTAGGTGGCCTACGGCTGGGACAGCACGGGCTATATCAGTGAGGTTTAGCGTTAACCCCACGACGGGAGCGCGCGGTAAATGGGGGATGACTTCTCTCGTCGGAATGTATAGAACAAGGAGAATCAGGTAAATGGCTGATCTAGCAATCACCAATTCGTTTTCTGCCGGTACCGCTATTGTAGCGTCGCAGATGAATACGAACTTTACGGACGTTACAACGTGGGCCAACAACGCCCCCAACATTGGTGCATCGGGCCAAACGACAACGATGGATGGTGCGTTGACTGTCACGGAGGCGTTGATTGCCAGTAGCACTTCGCAGTTCAACGGCACGGTAACTGTTGGTGTCGATGACACAGGTCACGATGTCAAGTTCTTCGGGGCGACGAGCGGCGCGTACATGCTCTGGGACGAAGATGTCGATGACCTCATTCTTGCGGGGGACGCTCGACTGGGGGTC